TTCTGAGGGCAGGCTTTAAGATCGTAAGGATGACCTTTTAAAGAAGGGTTTCCAGGAATGATTTTCCCAATACATTCTTCAATCCAGGAATGATATTCTTTAGCACTAGTCCTAGTATCGTTAAATAAATCTAATTTAACCAAGCGTAATTCTTTTCCTAGCTGTTTACCATCTTTTTGGGGATATTTTTTTCTCCAATAGCTATTAACGAAACGAGCTAAATAAGACTTAAAGTGTTCAGTAATATTATTTTTGAAGGCGGTAACCATTTCGGTAGCAGAATAGCTGTTTAGAATTTGAGTTAGGTTAGCCCCATTCTCCTTATCTTCGTCCGTAAATAACTTGTAGAAAAGTTTTGATAACTCAATAAACAACTCGTTAGTCTCGTGTGTTTTGGACGGCTTAGATTTACTTTTAATAACTCTAAAGGCAGTTTTAATTGCAGATTTAAACCCATTTTTAAAATGTTTAGCATCTTCCCAATCCCAAGAATTAGAATTAACCCGATTAAGAGCCCAGAGTCGAATCAACTGATAGGACTTAATTATAATACGATGGGTTCTTTGAACGGCATCATCAATAGTATTGATATGAGAAGGGTCCTTAATGATATTTTTCAAGGGAACCTTAATACATTTGTAACGTAATCGGTTATCCATATTACATTTTAATTTATTAATCATAGTTTTATTAATTCAAACTCATTTTTATATAAAAATGAGTTTTGAGCCAAGTTTCAAGATTCTTTTCCAACAGATTTCTTTAATCTTTGTTTACGAATTTTCCTTTTTTCTGAACTGCTTCCACCAAAAAAATCAGAAGTTAAATCAATCTCAACCTCATCACTGTTTTCTTCTTTTTTATCTTTCTTTTCATTTGATTCAGGTTCTTCTGAATATCCTTTAATTAAACTTCTATATTGATCCAACTGTAAATCAATATTTTTCAATTGAACATTTAATCGAGCCTTCATGTCAGGATCAGATTGGTAGGTTTCGATCAACGCGGCAACTCCATTTCTGGCATAATTAAAAGAATTGATAATAATTCCAATGTATTCGGTATCCTTGTGATCGTCAATAGCATCTACTGTCTGATTTACAATCTGTTCGATTTTAGCGACTGTATTGATGCGATTTTCTCCTTTCCAGGTTCTATAAAAAGCTCCAGCCCATGATTCACCATCAACTATGACTCTATTAGACATGCATGCTTTCTGACCTCTTGAGATTTGACCTACAAAATCTAAATCAGCTAATAGTATTTGTAATCCTGTGGGGATTGAAATAATTTTCTTGTTATTCATTTTTAATCAGCGATTTTCTTTAATATTAGTTCATTTTTATTTATATATATTCATTCCTTTTAATTCTTTGGGTATCTCTTTTATCTGGTTATCACTTAAGTATAATTCTTTTAAATTGTGAAGTTGACCAATCTCTTTGGGTATCTCTTTTGTCTGGTTATTATGTAAGGTTAACCATTCTAAATTGGTTAAATTTCCAATCTCTTTGGGTATCTCTTTTATCTGGTTATGATCTAACCATAATTTTTGTAAATTGTGAAGTTGTCCAATCTCTTTGGGTATCTCTTTTATCTGGTTATATCCTAAGGATAATCTTTGTAAATTGTGAAGTTGTCCAATCTCTTTGGGTATCTCTTTTATCTTGTTATTATATAAGTATAATCCTATTAAGTTGTGAAGTTGTCCAATCTCTTTGGGTATCTCTTTTATCTGGTTATTTCTTAACCATAATTTTTGTAAATTGTGAAGTTGTGTTAGTTCTTTGGGTATCTCTCCTATCTGGTTATAACTTAACCATAATCTTTGTAAATTGTGAAGTTGTGTTAGTTCTTTGGGTATCTCTTTTATCTGGTTATATGTTAAGGATAATTGTTGTAAATTGTGAAGTTGTCCAATCTCTTTGGGTATCTCTTTTATCTGGTTCTCATCTAAGTCTAATGTTTGTAAATTGTGAAGTTGTCCAATCTCTTTGGGTAACTCTTTTATCTGGTTATTTCTTAAGTCTAACATTTGTAAATTGTGAAGTTGTTTTAGTTCTTTGGGTATCTCTTTTATCTGGTTAAAACTTAATCTTAATATTTGTAAATTGTGAAGTTGTCCAATCTCTTTGGGTAACTCTTTTATCTGGTTATTTCTTAAGTCTAATCTTTTCATTTGATAAATCTCTTCAATAGCTTCTTCTATTCCTAATTTATTCTTAAGATTAGTTAAATCGTACAATAAAGTATAGGTTTGTCTAGGAGTATCTTTTTGAAACATAGGGTTATAGTTAGGGAATTCCCTATTTAACTTAGCATTCCAGATGTCATTCTGTTGACATACCAAACGATAAATACGTGGATGACTACCACATAAAGTTAATACGTCGGGTAAATTTAACTGGAGGGCAATTGAAAATAAAACATCTTTAGGCAATTTATTCATCTTAATTATATTTCTCTAAAAATATAATTAATAGATCATTTATATACACCTAAAGTGCTCTATAAACTCTAGTAGTTTTGGATGGTTCTGTCCCTTTAATAGAACCCGGTGTGGGTAATGGAGGTAAGGATGGAAGATCCGGTAAACCAATATCTATCTTTTCTTCAGGTACAATAGTTATTCCGGTTACATTTTGCATACTATTTAAGGCTCCTGTGGCTGGTGCTTCATCTTTGGTTGCAATTGATAATCTTGCAAAAGACGATTCTAATGATCTGGTCGGATCTTCCGGATCTGTTTGTCTACTACTTTTTGTAATTGTTTTAAATGGATTCATCATTCTTGTTCTACAACATACTCTTCTCAATTTAATAAAATCTAAGGCTTCTTTGACAGTCTTTCCTTCCGATAAAAGTTTTTCATATGTATGCCAGTGATGTCCGATAACTTTACCACAAGTGTGACATCTAACATGAGTATATTCTTCAGTCATTATTTAATATATTATTGTTTTAATAAGTTTAAATATTTATTTTATCAATTTTATATAAAAATATATAATAAAAAAAGACCTAATATAAATATGAAGAAATCTTTTACATCTAAACCTATACCTATTCCAGAGAGAAAGAGATTTTTAATTCAAAAGAATATGGAAGAGATAAGAGATATGGTTAAGAATAATTTAATAGTTAAGGTAATTGCTCCATCCGGGTCTGGTAAGACAACGATTTTACCTTTGGAATTACACAAAAATTATAAAAATATAACCGTAGTGGTTAATAATAAATCATTAGCTTTATCCTTATCCAAATTATCATCAAATATTAATTATATCTCAGCGAAAGAATGGAGAAATATATTCTCTAACAATCTTCCTGATGTGTTGATTTTAGACGAGGTTGATTCAGGTTCTCTAGAAAACTTTATTATTATGTCCTTATGGAAACAATCTAAAAATAAATCTAAATTAATTCTCTTAAGTAGATTTGAACATTGTTTATATCCAGATTATCCAACCGTAAGGGTCAAAGAATATATAGATCCTATCACTGAAATAAGATATTTAGAAAATTACAAAACCTTTCATGATTCTATACCTCATATAGTTAAATTAACTTATGATCTAAACAATTCTAGTATTAAGGGAGATATATTAATCTTTGTTCTTGGAAAAGAATCTGTAGAGACACTGGTCCAACATCTTGAAAAGACTGAAATAACAAATTCTATTATATATCCTATACATGAAGATTTAACAGAAGGAGAGATAACAAGATTGTATCAGAAGAGCTCAGAAAGAAAGATTTTTGTATCTACAGATATTGCCAAAGTAGGAATTTCATTAAATGTAGGTTGTATCATTGATTCTATGAGAGAAAGAATAGCTAACACCACTTTAACGGGAGGACTCAGATACCCTATCAATTATATTTCTAAAAGAGATGCAGATTTAAGAGCTTCAAGAGGTAAATTAGATAAGATTGTATATAGATTTGTTACGCAACAGAAATATGACTCTTTAGCATCTTTTACTGAAGAGGAGGTTTACAGAAGATCTTTACATCATATCATTATTGATTTGTATAATGAAGGTTTAGATCCATATCAAATTTTAGAAGGAATATATGAAAAGAATACAGTTGACTTTTTTGTTAAAACAATGATGATACACGGTTTGATTAATTTAGACTCTAAGGTGACCCAAAGAGGTCAATTTGTGAGAGGATTACCTTTTGGATTAAGATTATCTATTCTTTTGACATATGGAATAGAATCTAACTATAATTTATATGCTTTACTAGTTTTAGTTGCTATGGTTGATAATTATAGAGGAACTATATATGAATTTCTTAAAAATACAAAGAATAAACCTGTATTTGATTATAACATGGAATATCAGGATCATATTAAATCCTATTTTGACAGATTTAGAGGAGATTCTGATTTTGAAACCTATTTGAATATATGGAATAGCCTATTAGACGAGACTAAGAAATTATCTAGTACTCAAATAAGAGAATGGGCTGAATTAAATTTTATTAGTTATGATTTTCTAATTAATACCAAACATATTATAGATCATGTTATAAGATCTTTTAAAAAGCATGGTATTAAAGTTGAAAGATCATCTATAGATGTTAAACAGATTTTGGAACAGATTGACACACATATGTCTGATATATATAAGGATAAAATTTATGATTTAGATCTTTCTGACACCATCTTAACTCAATATTCAGATTCTTATATCAATCTATATAAAATCGATTCATTGAGTATAAATAAAATAGAAAAGAATAGACCTTATCAGATATATTCTATAATCAGTGAATCTATAAAAACATCTAAGGATCAGGTATCAAATGTATCTGTATCATATGTGTCACCCAAGGTTGAAAATCAACATTTTCATGCTGGAGATATTACGTATTAATGAATTAATAAAAATTTTAAATAAAAATTATATTAAAATAGAAAATGAATGGAAATTTAGAAATTGTTTGTGAACTTTTTTCCGAAAGTATCGATCTACTTGAAGATACTTATAAAATGTACGTACCATCTGAGGTGTTGGAGAAGGTTAAAGAGGCAGAGGAGCTTCTTAAGGAAACCAGAACACCTCTTTTAGATTTATACAATGTTGATAAGACAATCTGTAAAGAGATATATTCTGATGCCAGAGATTTTAGAGAAACCGCTTTAACATACTTGTTTTATGCTATTTCTACTCTTGAAAAGTTTGGATCTGAAATCGATTCTTGCACCTTTGGGGATGTCGATGATTATATTAGAGAGGCCGTATGTTGGATTGAAAAGACGAAATATTGCTTGCATTGCGAACCATCTACATGCTGTGATTCCACATGTTCATCTGTCTCATCCATCTCTGATTTGTCTCTGTCTTGCTCCTCTTTATCCGATTCAAAGGTATCAAGTTATTATGAGTCGTCATCACCTATTTACTATTCCACATCATCCTGCTCAAGTTCTGATTCTTTGTCCACATCATGTTCATCCTCCTCCAGTTACTCATCTTCTTCATCATCTTCCTGTTCATCATGCACTTCAAGCTACTGTAGTTCAGAATAATTTAATATGGATATTAAAACATATTAAATTAGTTAAAAATAAAAAATAAATATCAAAAAAATACTATTTTATGACAACATTATTTAAAAACTCAATTGCTTTAAAAAGACAAAATTCTTTGGAATGTACTTGCGAAATTATCCCTTTAACTCCAGGGAAATCACATAAAAAATATGGAGCCAAATGTGATTTTTGTGCAGAGAAACAATTTTTAAAAGCAGTTAGAAGTAAATCCTTACCTCCTACATCTATTTATCGTAAATAATAAAAATATGAATATAAATATTCATATTTAAACAATTGTGTGTCTGGCAGCTCTTTCAAATCTATTATTTCTAAAGTCTGGATCACCAAAACATTCACATACGCATTTCTCCAACACTTCTCTCTGTATTTTGGGTAATAGTTTAACAACCCCTATATTGTAATAAAATAAATAAATTAACCATACTAATCCTATTAACAATACCCAAATTCTGGATTGATCATATTTTCCTCGATTCATAACAATTACAATCCAGATAATCAGTGATATCATAGCTAAAAATAAGATAACATTACTATCTCTAGGAGAATGTTGAGCATAAAAAACTACTGCCCACCAGAGAGTTAATGCCCAAGTGACTATCATGAAAAATAATGTTGCGCGTCTATAAGTAGGTCCATTTCTTTGTTTCCAATTATGATAAACCACATAGGCTGTTAAAAAATAAAAGACGATCATACCTGCTATAACTAATTCATTAGGTGGGGCGAAATTGGGTTCCTCCATAAGTTTAAATTGTAAATCAGATATTCCTATTCTAACTGTAGCTAAAAGCATAACAGATATAGCTAGAGCTCCAAACATAAATCCCCAAAACTGATAATTATGACTTGCATATTCCCCATATAATTTATTTTTGATTTCATGTGGATCATTAGCTGCATCATAAAAACTACCCTCTACCTCATCCATACCAGGTCTAGGTTCATCTTCAAGTAAAGAGCTGTCTGGCCAAGGATCTCTATGGGTTACTTTTCCTGTTCTTGCAATTCCATATTTTTGTCTAAAAGGGTATAAAGGGGCGACAGGATCTATTTCACTCCCTGCGCTTACAAATTCATGAGTTCTTTCCATAAAAAATTATTTTACTTATCGTTTATTATTTTTTAAAAAATTATAATAACTCAATCCGATTCCAATCATAATTAATAAAAAGAAAATATAAACATATAGATTTGAAGATTTACTATTTCCCAAATAGATCTCATCTTCAGATATATTTATTATAGGGATCTCATGAATATCAACCATGGGTATTTTTATATAATGTTTTGTGTTTTCTGTACTTAATATAGTTGCAAAATTAATATGATTACCTTTTAATATATCTATCTCCTCTTTAGTAAATCCTTTCCATTCATTATTCACATAAATATAAGCTTTATCTGTATTGTTGTCCACTTTTTTTCTTAATTCTCCCCAGGTATAATCCCATATTTGATAATGACATCCTACTTTCTGATCCATAGATGGTATAGCATTAATACATAAGGGACTACAATTTTGATTATTTATAGTTCCATAATAAGTTGAAAAACATCCCCATAAATAACTGGCTAATGTTCCCGGATAAATAACTGTAGGTCTATATTGTTTTTTAATAATATTTAGTATCATTTCATAGTTGTCTGTATTATATAATTTATTAACCATATCTTTGACATATATATACGCGTCATAGATCTGATCTCTCTCAAGTTGGGATATGAGTAGATTAGAATTTTGAGCTAATAGATTTAATGAATTTTCTAATTTTAGAGTATCTATTTCATATTCTATCTCCATAAATTTTTAAAATGTATAAACAAATTTTAAGTTTATTAAGAAAAGAAAATAATTAGAAAAGAAATGAGTTATATTACATCACCCACAAGCGGAAAATTAATAAAAGTAGGTGGGGAAGAATATGAAAGGTTAATTAAACTGCCCCAATATAAAGAAACTTTCTTAAGTCCCGTAAATCAAACATTTACAGGAAAGGTTGAAACATCAGGTAGTGCACCACCTTTAACACTCCCACCTTTTACAAAGACTCCACCAAGGTCTTTACCACCCCTGTCTCCTGTAGGAAGATTACCCCCTCTTATCCCTGAACCTAGTATCAGTTTAGCAGGTAAAATGATGCCTCAATTACCTAAATCACCCGGGTTAATAGAAACATCTTTACCTCCTCTTTCTTTAAAGAAAGATGCTCATTTAAATACAATTGTATCCATGCCTTTGTATGATATCCCCTCTTTAGAGAACTTATTAGGAAAAACTAAACAACCAGCTAAAAGAGCTAAAATCCAAGAAATGATTGATATGGAGAGAGAAAAAGAAGGACGTGGAATCAAAACCAGAGGATGGTCAGCCAGAGCTCCCACCAGAGGTAAAGAGAGACATCAATTAAAAGCTGAATGTGGAGATAAATGTTTTCTCTTACCTGAATTAGAAAAGTTTCCTATCTGCCCATCACCCAGAATCACAGGAGGGAAATCTGTATGTGAAATTGATTGTGGTGGTGTTCAGGCTGCCAAAGTGAGAGCCGCCCAATGGAAATATCCAGAGGTTGAAGCCAAGGCAGATGTTCTTTTGGAAAAGTGTAATAAAGCAGGTATCCAGGCTTTTACACCATTAAAATTGCCTCCCATGACTGCAGCTAAAATGTCTCCGGAAATAGAGTCTCTTGTATTGCCCACCTCTCCAAAAGTATCAGGTAAAATGTCTCCACAATCTTTTGTGTTACCCACCTCTCCAAAATTGTCCAAATCTCAGGAATGGGGATATGCTAAAATGTCTCCATCCCATTGGAAAAATGGAAAGATGGACGAAAAAAAAGCCTCAGAGGGATGCGGGTGCGGTATGTAAACGATGATCTTAGAAAAGAGATACAACAATTAATTAATACAGGTCCTTCCAGTTGGAGAAAAATGTTTAAACAACAAGGTTTATCTGAAACACCTAAAGTAAAAGATGTATTAGAAACATTACTTGAAAAGACTGCAGGTGGGCAAGATGCCGGACCTAGAGGTGAAGCCAAATATCGACCACCTCAGGCTGTAAGAAAAGAAGCCATGAAAGGAATAAGATTATCTCATCAATTTAATTATCCCTCTTATAATGGAATCGGTTTAACTAGAGCTATACAATTGGTTGTAATGGATAAGATCTGGGAAAGATCTATAAATAGAATGTATAAGTTTTTCACAAGAAATCAGAGATATAAATCTTATAAAGGATTTGGGGATGATAAGAACCCATCCAGATCATATTTAAGTTGGTTAGTCTGGGGCGGTGATTCCGGATATGAATGGAGTAAAAAGATGTTAGGTAAATAAATAATTATATTTTGGTTCAAAATATAATTCCATTTAATTAAAATAAGGATGATGGAGAATTTCTTCTATTTCTATTCTCTGATAGGGATCTTTCTTTAACAATTTTCTTAAAAGACTCTCTTCTTTTCGTTCTAAATAATACTTACTCCAGTGAATCTTTTTATATTGAATTCTTTTAAATATTTTACTTTTGGTAGACCCATCAAAAGGATATTTACCTGTTAATAATTTAAATAAAATAATGCCTATAGCCCATAGATCTACACTTTCATTATAATCATCCTCCATTAACATTTCTGGTGATGAATACCTTACAGTACCTAATTTGGTTGAGAAAAGAGAAAATTCGTCTTTTTTGATGGTACACAATCCAAAATCTGTAAGTTTGATATTTAAATCTTCATCTATCAAGACGTTTTCTAATTTCAGATCTCTATGAATTACTCTTTTGTTATGTATATATAGTACTGCTTCAATTAATTGTCTAAATATAAATTTAATTTGTTCTTTGGATGGTGGGTTATTATCGAAAAATTTGGTTAAATCCTTACCTTTGATAAATTCTAATACAAGATAAATAGTCTCATCATCTTCAAACCAACCCTTTAGAGATATTATATTCTTATGCTTTAATTTTTGTAAAACTTTAATTTCCATATATGTTCTCTTGCTTTTATTTTTTCCTTTCTTATACTTGAAGGCACATTTTAATGCATATCTTTTACCTGTTTTTTTGTGTTCTGCTAAATATACATTACTATAGCCTCCATGTCCTAATTCTTCAATAATTAAAAACTCCTCAATATTCTTAAATCCAGGCATCGATTCCGGAAGTCTCCCTCTTTTTCTGGAATGAGAATGAGATGACATAACTAAAATAATTTTAACATAATTTTTTTATATTTTCGCATTTCTTTTCAAAAAAATCTATCATCCTTCTCATTTCTACAATTATTTATAATCTGCACCGTATTTTATACTTGATTCTATATAAAACAAAATTAATTAATTTATTTCTCATCTTCTATTCCTTCATATCAAAAAATAGATATTTTGGTTTAAACATTCTTTAAGCCAAAATATCTTAATTCAAATTCGATACTCTATATTAAACCTTAATTTTGACGTTTTTTATTAACAATTTTTCAGTACAATTTATGGTAGTCAGAAAACATCTATTTTTTGAAACTTTTCGAAATCAACTTTATCTTTCTCTTTTACGAAATATGAAAAGATAGAAGATATATCTTAAAGAGATATATTTGATGAGAGATATATTTGAAAATAAAAATGTAATTAATATAAATGTTTTCCTGTCCATCAAGACCTAAATTCTTTGATGTTCCTTTACTTACTATTGAAGATTTATTAATAATTTCTGCTCAAGGAAAAGCTAAAGCAAGGAAAATATTATCGGCTTTTCGTCATGATTCAAGAGGAAAACCTCAAACTGTTCAGGTTAGTATGGCTATTGTAGAGAAAAATGAAGGAATTCCAGAGGTATTTAGTAAAGATGTTGACGTAAATCCTTCCAGTCACGAAGAGGCTAAAAGATTAGCTCATAAATCTCTTCTTTTAAGTAGAGATGATAGAGCTGTCAGTTCCAGATCAGCCAGATCGGTCCCTGGTTCTGTTCCTTTATATAAGAGTGTTGATGGAAAATCTGTTCTGGTTGGAGCTATTGGTGTGAGTGGTGATCATCCTGATAGAAATGAAGCTATCGCTTTGGCTGCCTCTAAAGGATTTGAAGCTCCTGAAGAGATCAAAGCTCCAGAATTTTCCAACAAAAGACCGATTGAAGAGATTGTAGAAACTATTGTTTTACCTGCGTCACCTATAGTTTCTACCTCTCCTAGACCTCCTCTTTTACCTAGTTTAGATCTTCCACCAATTACTCCTTCAGCTAGCCTATCTGCAGAGTCAGAATCATCTTTGCCTGAAATACCAAGTTTTGAACCTATTATTAGAGAAGAGACAGAATTAGTGTCAGGAACACCTCAGGTTTCAGACTTACCACCTTCACCTAAACTTTCTGGAACACCTCAAGTATCAGCCTTACCACCTTCTCCTAGAGTTTCTGGTTTGACTAAAATGTCAGCCTTACCACCTTCTCCTAGAGTTTCTGGTTTGACTAAAATGTCAGCCTTACCACCTTCTCCTAGAGTTTCTGGTTTGACTAAAATGTCAGCCTCTCCTAAACTCTCATCATCATTTCAGTTACCTCCTTCTCCCAAGGTTCAGTTATCTCAATTACCTACAATCTCTTCCCTGAATAAACTTTGATTCAATTTCAAATATCATCATAAACTAATATTTGAAATGATTTTTAAGAAAAGAAAAAATATATGATATTAAAATCGTTTATGAATTTTGCTGCAGCCCTTTTAATTTGGTTTTTATTATTTTTGGTATTATTGTGGACAACAACCAGATATGGTATGGGTATATTTTCAGGTTTAACTTTAACAGCTTTAATCTCAACAATTGTATTGGTAGGAATTATTCCTCCTGCAGAATTAGATCACCATTATACTTTATATTTAGATGATAAACCTCATAGACACGTAGATACTTGGGTACTTGTAATCTATTCATTGATTATTGTCTTAACAATTATATTAGTTTCTGCTTATGTCATATTTAAAGCGTTTGAAGATAGAGCTAGAAGAATGAAGATATTTGGGGATGATTATTATTGTGATCATCACTTATTATCTATATTCAATAGAAAATAAATAATAAATATATTCTAAATGGATCTAGAATATATTTTATATGTAATCAAATTAAAGAAAAAAAGAGTAAATAAACCTTTATCTTTAAATTATGGAGGAAAAGTATCTGATCAATATGAAGAATGTTTAGATAAAGCTAGAGATAAACAACAAAAAGGTAAGTTGAAATTATGTCCTGAAGGATATTGCACCGCTAAACAAAAATTTGAAGTATATCCTTCTGCTTACGCTAATGCTTATGCTGTCCAAGTATGTACTGGGGGTAAACCAGATTTTAGAGGAAATACAAAAAATTATTATGGCGAAAAACCCAAACCTAAAGAATCTGGTTTAAGCAGATGGTTTAAAGAAAAATGGGTAAATGTATGTGAACCTAACAATCCTCCGTGTGGGAGAAAATCTGCCAGTTTAGACCCTAAAGATTACCCTTATTGTAGACCTTTAAACAAATTACCCGGAACAAAAGTTAAAACTGTATCTGAACTCTCTAAATCTGAAATAGATAAAATGTGTAAAGAGAAACGTAGTTTAGAACAGGGAATAGAAGGGAAACCGACTAGAGTGTATGTATAAATATTTATTTTCATTAATAAATATTTAACTTTTTACATATAAACAGTAGAGCAAGAGTTATCTTCAGAAATAAGAGCTGTGAGTGGAGCATCTGAATCACCAACTAAACCGGAAGCTATTACGCTGTAGGTTTTTCCCGAACTTAACCTAACTGGAATAGGTCCCAAGACAACATCAGTAGAACCTGCAGGAGTTACTGCCAAGGTTAATTCGCCAGCATCTACGGGTAAGTATGTAGGGTTTCCCGTACTTCCATAAGAAACGTTTTGAAATACCTTTGCTTTCATGTTTGCCCAGATATCAACTGGAGGAGCTCCAGCGGCAGCATGAACAAATCTAACATGTGCCTTTCCTCTTGCTGGACATGAATTATTATCTTCCAAGGCTAAAAGAGCTAAACTAGACAGATCAGTCACATCTCCATGAGCAATAACTGTATAGTCCTTATTATCAGATAAAACAACATCAGCGCTGGCCAAAGTCTTAGACCCATCAGTGGTGGTGATGGCAACTGCATGTTTTCCTGATGGAAGCTTTAAATAATCTGAAATGGCTTTATATGCAACATCTCCAAGTGCAATTTTACCATCTACAACAACATTGACCTTAGGTCCTTTAGCGACGTTATGAACAACCTTTACTCTAGAATGACCACGAACAGGAGCGGATAATTCTGTTTTGCGAGGATGATGACTTCTGTAAGAATGATGGTGATGAAACATTTTTTTATTTGTTTTAAAATAAAAAAATATATTTTTTTTTAAGCTGATGAGCTTCTTTGATTTTGTATATTCTTTTTAAAGTCTTTAACATAATCACACAAGTATTCCTTACTTAATTCTTTCTTAAAAGTATAAGATAATTGTCTAGGAATAAATCCTTGTAATACAGCATAATCAACTATAGCATCTTTATCAATAGATTGTCCATCAATCATACATACCTCTTTACGAGCCTCCATACATCCTTTGACAAATTCTTTCATAGCACTACATGATAATCTTCCATCAGGATGATATAATCCTCTTATAATCTGTTCTAATTTCATTTGATAACGGGGTAATTTGTGATATCCTCTTTCTCTGGACCATTCAATTAATCTTAATGTATCCCAAATTAAATAACCTAAACTTACATAAGGAACTCCCTCAATATAAACATAAGGTTGAAAAGTTTTAGGTGTATTTATATTATATTCGTTAATATTAGCAGAATAATGATAAATATTATCAGGTCGAGCACAAAATATATCGATCATACTATCTGTAATAACATAATTATTTATTTTAAATGTATATGTCACTGTGTACAAATCGCATTTCTGATCCATAACTGATTGATCAATAGGGGTCTGAACACACTTATTATCTGTAAATACTCCTCTCTTCCCTCGAAAAATACCTCCATTTTGAGATTTAACATAATTAAGAGATCTAGGGAAGGTAGATTTTAATTTTTGGTTTAACCTAGGAGCTATTCTTCTCACATAAGAATTTATATTTAATTCAAAATATTTAGTTATAAGAGTAGCTAATTTATGTTGTGTTTCTCTTAAATTAGGTAATTTTTCTGATCCGATTGTAGGATTTAATCGGAGATCAAAATCATGAGATTCTAATTTAGGATCATTGGGGAAAAACTTAGCCAGAGCGTCTCCTCCACTCACCAATAGAATAAAAGAGAAATTGTTTTTTCTTAAATAATTATTTACATCCTGTATTAATAACCAAATATAAGGAGTTAATAGGTCTTTTAACAAATTTTCAAAATCTAATGCTTTCTGATCCATCATAAAATTTTATTAATATTATATTTTTTGTAAATGAATATTTAAATCAAATGTTTTAATTTTTTAATCATGAATAAGAATCAAACAATAATCCAATATGCTTCAGATCTTCATCTGGAACATGAACCCCATAAATCCGATTTCAAAGACATAATCACACCAAAAGAAAGATCTGAAATCTTAATCTTGGCTGGTGATATATGTAATCCTACTCTACCTATATTTATAAAATTTATGACATATTGTTGTGCTAACTGGAAAGATGTAATTATGGTTGCAGGTAATCACGAATATTACGGATATGATATTAATTCTATAACTAAATATATTTATAAATTATCTAAACATGTAGGTTTTATCTTTTTATATGATTCAGATTTTATTAAATATAGAATAAATAATAAAGATATTGTTATTATAGGTGCTACTTTATGGTCGCATATACCTAATAATTGTTTTCAAGAAAATGTAAATTATTTAAATGATTTTAATTTAATTAAAGATTTTAAACAACATCCCCAAATATATAATCATTTACATAATCATTCTAAAACATATATCGCTCGAAAATTAAAACAATCAGAGGATTGTATTAAAGTTGTGGTCACCCATCATGCACCCATTGAAGAGATAACATCTTCTCCAATTTATAGGGGTAAAGTTACTAATAAAGGATTTGCTTCTGATTGTGGAAATCTTATTAAAATGGCTGATGTTTGGATTTTTGGACATACTCATTATAATCCAAAACTTATTCGTCATCACAATTGTAGAGTCTTATCTAATCAGAGAGGATATAAAGGAAAATGTAGAAATTATCGTAAAGAAGCATTTTTCTGTGTCTAACGTATCGTTCTTTAAGACCAAATATCTATTTTAATTGGAGCAATATATCTATATACAAACGTTATTTTTCTAAAAATAACGTTTTTCCACAACTATTTTTGAGTGTATTTTACAGTATCAAATAAATCGTAATTTTCTTCTTTTTCATAAAGTTTCCATTTTGAGATTTTTGTTTCTTTTCTAATCCATCCAAAAGAATTGAGAAACGGGTAACTCAGAATAGTCTTGAACATCAGTTAAGTAATAATCAGGGTGAAGATGAGGCAAATCATCAAAATACATATCTAAATCAAACACACTATATAAATTGTTTCCTTCGGAACGAACTTCAAATTCAAATTGATCATATTCAAATACGAAAGACGCGCCCTTAAATTGTATATTTTCAATATTTTCCATGATTAATTTAATCATGTCATCGGGTAAATTAAAAAGAGGTACCTCCGAAGAGAAGAGTCCATTTTCTATCTTATCCGGATGAATTATAACATCATCTTGAAGATTAATGATATCCTGAATAATATCTACCTCTTGAGATTTCCTGAAAATAAAGAATATATTATCCTTATCTAAATTAAGAACAGCCTCATCTTCAATCTCTTCAATGATATCTTGAGTTAATTCTGTATGAGTAGTGATCTCTATCTCAGCATAATAATCCTCATGATATACGAGTCTAATTTCACTTGTATAATCTTTTCTTTCTAAAAAAGTTTGAAAGGATAAAGCAATAGTATTACCAATATCAATATCATTCTCTTCTTCCAACATGGAAATATATTTAGGGTTTAAATTTAAAGCATAACTTCCATCCTCGTCCTCGTCAATCTGAAGAAATAAACGAAAATTTGTGATATATTGTTTACCCTCCTCTTCACAGGATGCTTCTGATTCTATTTCATATGAATAAGATTCCGGGTTCTCATAAGATGATGGTTCCATACTAAAATCAGATTCTGTTTCCTCCATAAGATTCTGGAAAAAGGTATTTATATGTTCACATTTTTGTAAGGTCAATAAATTGAATAATTCTCTTGTAAAAACAATAAAAGTCCTTCCTGTAGCAATTTCCCTCATATGATAACCGTTTTCAATTTTAACTAACTCAGATGGAGTATAATTTATTTCTAAAATATCATGGATTCCTTTCAATAATCCTGTATGATCTATAAAAAGATGCATGGATGTGAATCTTTGGAGATTGTTTACCAATTCAGATAAATCAATTCCATTATTAAGAGACAACTTTGAGGTGATATCTAAATTAATTTTATTTTCCATTTAAATAGAAATTTATTATTTATTTTTATTATCTTTTACTTGCTTTATAATCTCTATCATATCCATCTCCATAATACCATAAAATCTCATCTCCCTTTCTAATTTTTCTTTTAGCTATCAATGAATAAATCATATGGTCACCAGGAACACTATAGTTTCTATCTTTATAATTTGTGTCTAATTCAATCTCTATCTCTGAATTAGATCTTTCTCCCATAGATGGTTCATTGGAAAAGGGTCCCCAAAATGGAACCCCATTCAAGGGTTGGGGAAAACTATCCTCATCTATATCCCCTATTAAACGTTTGTATTCTTTTCCATTTTTTCTATAAACCTCAAAACAATATACATAATCTGTTGGAGATATATAATCTTTTTTCCTAAAAACTTTAATTTTATAATAAGCTATAATCTCCCCTTTATTTATATCCTTAACTGCATATAACCCAACCCCCTTTCTTTTGGATGATTTTAGAGTTACTTTTAATTCTTTCTTATTTGGAGTGGATTTCAAGATATTCTTATAATCTAATATCTTCTCCATTCAATAATTTATTATCTTAATAATAACTTATTTTGTTTATAATTTTATCAATCTTCCCATCTTATCTAATTCATCTTTGAGTAATGTACATATATTTTTTCTCCCCATACCAGAAGTATACCAGGTATAATAAAATTTCAAATCCTTGAGTTTTAATTTTTCCAGATCAGATCTTTTTCTAAATTTAACTTTTACTAGATAATCTATCAATTCATCTTTATCTAAATCAATATCAATAGTAAAAGGGTTAATGTTTAACTTCTTTAATATTTCAAATATATCTGATTTCTGCCAACTGGAACAGACTCGTCCTCGGTTGACCTTACGTGTATCTACTGATGATAACTCTACATCTTCAGTGGTTTTATCTATAATTCTAAATTTACCATCATCCATAATAGTTCCATAAATATCGAATTGTCTTTCTAAATTCTTTTTCTCTTGATCTAATTTTAATTTAATAATAGTATTATATACAGGGTCCTCATATTCATTTGCATCTCTCCAAATACCCTCACTAGGTTTTATTAATCTTATCTTTCCTTCGATTTTTCTATTTTTAGCTGTAACAGCATAACTGGTTAATGCTTCTGTAGCAGTACTTAAATTGTGAAAATAAATCTCATCTTTACCTAACTTATCCAGAGCATCTTCAACATCTTGTTGTTGCTCTTTTCTTAATTTAAATTTGGTACCGGGTCTGGGTTTTCTCCCTCTTCCTTTACCTCTATTTTTAAGAGCTTCTTTAGAAATATCTAAAGCACCAATAGGTTCTAAACTAGAAAACAAGTAAGGTTTAAATTTTGTAATGATTGCTTCTATATAAGGTGATGTATTTTTCTCTATACCATATTTATAAACAGCCTCTTCTACTAATCTTATTTTATTATCTAAACTTAATTTATCTATAGTCTCATTAAATTGTTCTGATGCGGGTTCCATTCTAGATAATTGCCTGAAGATATCAGATTGTTCTGATTGAGAAATAACACCTATATATTCTTTTAAAGATAAAGATAAAATACCTATTAAGGTTTCAGTATACGATGATAACAATACATTTCCAGGTTTCTCAATAATACTGACCGGATATTCTCTTACCAGAAAAAGATCTCCACCATCTTCTCTTAAATAACTATTATACCCATACCTATCTACAACGACTTCCTTATTAGCTACAAGATGTGTTACAGCCATATCTATAAACTTTCTTCTATATTCTTTTAATTCCAGATATAGATCAGATAAAGTTATTCTAAAAGTTACCCTAAAAATATCTTTAATCTCTTGTTTAGCGGCATCAATAATATCACCACTGTATAATACATCAAAACTGGTATAATCTATTTCTGTAGGTTCAGGATCAACACATTTATATTGACATATATCATAATCGCAGGTGGCAGAACCGTCAACATCTGTAGGTCTAACGTTTCTATTATAATTTATCTGACAATCTACAGCACATTGTTTCATAATTCTAAAAACTCGTTTAATCTGACGATCCTTCTTTTCAGATATCTGATACATCTCCACATCAATACTTTTACCATTCTTAACAGCTGCATGTCTATATACTTTAATATCAACATAAGCCTGATCCGGATCTTTCCCTTCTCTTATATATTTCTGTCTCTCCTCTTCTAAAAGATCTACATGAGAAGTTGATCTTATAGCTCTACTAATAGCTTGATAAGTAGATGCCTGATTCCAACCAGGTCCGGTCAAATGAATCTGTAATGCATTAGCGAGATTTAACCCATCCCTGGTAACAGGACTTCCGATAACAGCTTTAATATATTCTCCATGTCTGTTCTCATAACTATTAAATGCTTCTAAAATAGCTGCAGTTTCAGGGCCTGAAGTCTCAGATGTTAACAAGGCATATCTTAACTTTTTAGGGATTCGTATAAATCTATTCCCCTTCTCTTCACCTATTTCTTTACCACCACATAAGGGGGCCAAACCACCTCCCATGACACCACCAAAAATACTAGTCAATTCAGAAAATCTTTCAAAACCTTGTGCTTCAAAACATAACCCTAGTACAATGGCTCCGGAGCCTCTAATATAGTTACTATAACACCAACAATTCCCCGGATCTTTTTTACATAATCTTACAATCTCATAAAATTTAGCAGATAAGGTTCTAAAATGTTGATCTGAACTCAACCAACGATATAATTCATCATTAGCTTTATACACACCTTTCTCTTCAGTTACATATTTCTTATATCCCACAGTTCCTGTACTTCCATCCGGAAATACAAAATTAGCCGCCTGTCTTTGCAGATCAGCGAAAGCTTCAGGTTTCTCTGATTCGGGTCTGAGAGCCAAGGGATCATCCAAGGCCAATTGATAAGTTTCCGCTTGTTTTCCTGACATTTCAGTAGCATAAATCTTCATTTGAGCTGGAGTCTTTTTGCCACCTATATCATAGGTAGCATCTATAATTTTGCCCTGATAAACAGGAATGGCTCCTGTATCTAAAGCCCTAACAAAACTTACCAAACCTCTTAGATAAGGTTCAAATTGTTGTAGAGTTATCTTGTTAAAATCTATATTATCAGGTAATTGTTTATTTCTGGGAAGAATCAGATTCAATCTGGGTCCAATTTCAGAAACATCGTTAATCATAGGAGTTGCAGATAATAACATAACTTTTCTAGGATGAACCGTATGAAATAATCTCCATAATTGATCATAAATCAAGCGTGATGTATTAGTCACCTCCACCTGTTCTCCTGTTCTTTTATCTTTTTTGAAATTCACATAATATTCATTACCCGTTATAGGATCTTTTCTTAAAGTACCCTGAGAGGTATCTTTATTTATATTATGGACCTCATCTACTATGAAAATAGTATTATCAAATTCATTCCTTAGTTGTTCATCGTTTAATTGTAATAGAGTTTTTGCAAAAGTTTCATAAGTTGAAAACGTATAAAATCTGGATACTGATCTGGTCACATTAGCCTTTCTTTGTGATTCTGTTTTAGAATTAAGAATCTGTTCTGTAATATAATCTCCGGCCGTACATTTACATACCAATTGAAATTTCCATTCATCAATTAAAGATTGACCCTTAACCAGAGCAATAACTCTATTATAAGGTATAGTCTCATCCTTTAATGTGTCTCTAATCACATCAGCTAAAACTTTATAATGTTCAGATACACTTAGGACAGCACAGGTTTTACCAACACCAGGTTCGGCTGTTATAAGAATATTATCATATTGTTTCATATATCGTTTTATAAATTTCTGTTGTCTAAATAATCCACCTCTTTCAGGAACAGGTTCAGTAATCAGAGCACCCACTTCTCTAAATTCTTCTTTGGCTGAAGTTTTTGTCTGAAATCCTTTCTTTTTAATAGATGGATATGTGTAAACTAAATCTTCTAACTCAATATTATCCATGTAAATCGCTGATTTTCTTTAAACTTGTCTCAAAATTTTTTATAACAATTTTTTAACCAAGTTTAATGAAAATCACCGAATTATATTTTATTAATTATTTTCGTCTAAATAATTAAACTTAAAGATACAAGGAATCATTTAAATGGATAAAGTACAAGGTTTAACAGAAGGAGGTGTAATCAATTATCATGATAATGGTAAAATTAGACATTCTTTAAAATATAAATCAGGTAAAATTCACGGAGAACAAAAACTTTATTATGATAATGGTAAATTAGATGTAATAAGTAATTATACAATAGGTGTTTTACATGGGGTTCATAAGGAGTGGTATAAGGATGGTTCCGAAAGATTATTTTGTTTGTATATTCGTGGGAAAAAACAAGGAAAATATATACATTGGGCTAAAGATGGACAGAAAAATGTAAAATATTATAATGATGATAAAGAGATTAACCCTAAAACATTTTCAGGAAAATATATATTATATACAGAAGATTGTAGTATTAAATCTATAAGTTATTTTAAAGATGGAAAATTAGATGGAATATGTACGATTTTCTATCCAAATGGTGATTTATTTAAATCTATAGATTATAAGAATGGTATCAAAGATGGTATATTTAAACAATATGATAAGGATGGAAATATACAGATTAGAGCTGAAATGAAAAATAATATGTATAATGGGGAATATATCCAATTTTACTCTAACAATACAATCGAAATCAGTACCCATATGTTAAATAATAAATTTCATGGTCGGTATATGGATTATTATACCAATGGTAAAATTAGGACACGTTGTTACTATCAGGAAGGTATATTAGACCAAACACAAGAAATTTATGATGAAAGTAATGAATTGATAAAAATATGCCATTATAACGAAGGGTTAATAGATGGATATTGGGAAAATTTTGATCATATAGGAGTCAAAAGAATTAGAAAGTATACAAATGGTATGAAGAAATTAGATATAGATTTTAGTAAATTATCAGAGGAAGATCGTATAGAAATTTATGATAGTATATGTATAAAAAGACGAAAATATTAGGTTTCTTTAAATCAAACAAAAAGAAGAAAGAAAGAAATGGAAAAAAATTTAAAAAGAAGTTAATTTTGGATGAATAAAATATTTTGAAAATGCCTAGTGTTATGAGCAAAGGGTTACACTTTTTAACTTCTGGTTTCTTAGTCACTGTAGTATTCTTTTTCGGTCTTGCCGCTATTCTTTTTCTGACAGGAAATTACAAGATCGATGACGTGATTGCTTTGGGGGATGATGATAGAAACGATCCTCATAGATTAAAAAAAGCCTTTGATAATGCAAGAATAGCATACATTCTTGGCTTTATTGCTGCAGGTTTATCTCTGTTACTTATGATTATGTATGCTGGTCAGGAGAGAGTATGGAACGTTCATCAAGGTTTCCACGCTGCTATTTACTTTGCCACTTATGTATTGATCATCATCGCTGCTATTTATGCTTTCGCTGCAATTAATGAATTAAATCACCCAGATGTTCAGATGAAGAACTCTGCTGATACATACTTGTGGGTAGGATTATGGTTACTCTTATTAGGATTTATCGGTCTTACAGCCACCGGAAGTGGACAAGTATCTATGACCTCTGTCAGAAATGAAATCGAAAACAGAACCCAGTCTGTTGAAACTAAGATCAATGATCATCTTCCTGAAGTTCGTGACAAGGTTAGAGAAATTCATGCCGCAACCACTCAAAAATTGCCTGTTCAAGTATCAGCTCAAAGAACCAGTGTACAGATGCCACTAAGCCCATCATTAGAACCATCTGTAACCACCACCACAGTTCGTAAATTCTAAATTTAGAAATTTTCATTAAACTTGACTCAAAACTCATTTTTATATAAAAATGAGTTTGAATTAATAAAATTATGATAAATAAATTAAAATGTAATATGGATAACCAATTACGTTACAAATGTATTAAGGTTCCCTTGAAAAATATCATTAGGAACCCTTCTCATATCAATACTATTGATGATGCCGTTCAAATAAATATATTTTTATATTTATTTTATCATTTCTTAGATTCTTATAGGTAAGTGTACCAGTTCTTTGGGTATCTCTTTTATCTGGTTATATTCTAAGTATAAATATTTTAAATTGTCAAGTTGTGTTAGTTCTTTGGGTATCTCTTTTATCTGGTTGTGATTTAAGTCTAATAATTTTAAATTGTGAAGTTGTCCAATCTCTTTGGGTATCTCTTTTATCTGGTTATTATGTAAGAATAATTCTTGTAAATTGTGAAGTTGTGTTAGTTCTTTGGGTATCTCTTTTATCTGGTTATTATATAAGTATAAATATTGTAAATTGTGAAGTTGTCCAATCTCTTTGGGTATCTCTTTTATCTGATTATCATTTAAGTATAATTGTTGTAAATTGTGAAGTTGACCAATCTCTTTGGGTATCTCTTTTATCTGGTTATTTTGTAACCATAATATTTGTAAATTGTGAAGTTGTGTTAGTTCTTTGGGTATCTCTTTTATCTGGTTATTACTTAAGTATAATCTTTGTAAATTGTGAAGTTGTCCAATCTCTTTGGGTATCTCTTTTAATCTCTTATATGATAATTTTAATGCTTTTATATTATAAATATCACTAATAGATTCTTTTAATTTTAACTTATTTTTCAGTTTAGTTAAATCATATAATAAAGTATAGGTTTGTCTAGGAGTATCTTTTTGAAACATAGGGTTATATTTAGGGAATTCCCTATTTAATTTAGCAATCCAAATATCATTCTTCCGACAGATCAAATCATTAATTCTTTTACTTGAGGT